ATTGTTCTATATTTTGGTGCATCTGGCCATTGTACATATTCTGGCTGTCCTCCCCATTCAAGAAACATAAGACCACGTTCATCGTCCCATGCATCAGAGTAATTATGAGGGAAGGCATTGCCTGTATAAATGACGTTGCCATCCTGCTGTCGTTTGTGGAAGTGTCCGGAAAATACAAATTCTGGTTTTCTGAGATCATCGGCTTTTAGACCATGTCCTAAATCAGGCATTTGTACCATTGCGTTCATATAGAACGAGGGGAGTTCAAAATGGCCAAACATGTATCGACATTCTACATGTTTTAATTTCTTCCATTCATCATCTACTAACCACGGCACGATAGCAACGTCGTCTTTGACAAGTATATCATCTGTAACAACATGAATATTTTCATATTCATCTGCCATTGGAATACTATGGATCTCTCGCTTTTCACGATAATATAAATCGTGATTACCCATAATCATATATACTTCGTCAAAACTTTCACTTAACCTACGTAAATTACTTACTGTATAGTTAAGTGTAGATACATTAATTGTCGCTCTGTGATGATGCCAATCTCCCATGAATATACATTTACGTATACCACGTGCATGAGCTTGATCAATCATCCATATAATAAAATCTTCACAGTCTTTGTTATGAAAGCGACTATTATTCTTCATACCAAAGTGAATATCTGTAAAGACAACTACTTTATCGAATAGCAAATTTTATTCCTTATTTGGGTTGGTTGCCTGTCTGGCTTCCCACTCTGCGTTAAATGTTCGTGTGAAGCTAGGGTTAAGTCCTTCTTCTTCTAATAAGTCGTCCCTTATATTTTGGTTACGTTTTTCTAAATTAAGAACACGAGTAAAACTGTTATTCACAGCCGCCGTATAATAAGCAAACGGGTTTTGACTCTTAGCTTCGTTAAATTGTAGTCCAATTTGACTTAGCTGAAGAATAGCCTGCCCACGCATTTCATCTACGTATGTATATCCTCGCCAGTTACCACGCATACTGTATCTATGACATAGCATTAGATACATTTTTGCTAACTTATCATTTGTTTTACCATGTGTAACACAGAAATGGCCATCTGTCAAGTCTCCTTTCCAGTGGCTACGTACAACTTCTTTCCAGTTATTACCAACTAATGCATAATGCTTAAATGGTGGAAAGTTTACTTTTGTATGATAATCTGCCTCAGTTTTTGGTGTGTTCTTTCTATCTTCTTTAGGAATATGTTCATATGTATTGACTCTCATTACAAGTTCTTTTTCAGTAATTGTATCAGGGTCAATAGCAAATTCAGCGGCTCTTGGCTTACGTTTTTTATCCCATAAACCTTTTTCCCACTGTAATACTGCTTCTTCGTGTGCTAGTTTTTGTAGTCTTGATGCTCTATTCTGTTTTGCCTCTTCAATTTTATCGTTAGTTATTTCTTCAACATCATCTAATATCAAATCATAAAAAAAGTATTGATCGTCATCACAGTAGCAATAGGACATCTTAGACTTGTGTATTTCCAGCAACAAGTCTCTGTTATTCAGGTAATTTCTTGCCATTGCTAATCCTTATATGTAAGTTACATTGTATACGTTAAGTTATTGGTTGTCAAGCACTTTTTTTGAGTATAAATACTTTATAGGAGTACGATATGAGATATTCTGATTTACTTACAGAAGCTACAACAAATCGTGTAACCGTCTTTTATGGTGGCAGATTTCAGCCTATGCATAAAGGACATTATGCTTTGTATCAAAGTTTAGCACAACGTTTTGGTGCTGACAATGTATTTATCGCTTCAACATTTGGGCAAAAACAACAGGCAATGCATAAATCTGGTGACTTTACTACTGATCCTTTTACATTTGAGGAAAAGGCTAGTATTGCAAATCAAATGTTTGGCATACCTACAGATAAGTTTGTTAACACACAACCTTATAGGCCTGAGCAAGTGAAAGTAGGCAGAAGCGATTCTGAATATGCTCTAGTACTTGCATTTAGTGAAAAAGACGCAGGACGTTTAAAATCAGGAGGTGTGCTTGCACCATTACCTGATGACACAAGTAAATTACAAACACCAGACGAGAATCGTGTATACTTTGTAACAATGCCAGTAAATGAAGGTGGTATGAGTGCAACAGACTTTCGTCAAACAATGGCAAGCGAAGTACCAGAAGCTGAAAAGAAAAAAGTATTCCAACAGTTTTTTGGTAAAATGAATGAACAAGTATTCAAATTTATAGAAAATAGGTTAACATAATGGCTGAAGTTACTGGTAAAACCACTACCACTAAGAAAAAAGTAGTAGGCACTATTAGTGGCCTTAATATGTATTCGGTCAAAAGAAACGATCCTGAATACGCAAAAATTAAATATAAAAATTCTGTTAAACGTTTAAGGCGTTCTGGTATTGATGTACGCACAAAGGACAATCCAGATGGAAGAATGATTGTTAAAGGTGGCACAACAAGAGGTAGCATTAGACTTGAAGATACACAAAATAATAATAAGCCATATGATTATCCTGAAAGCAGTAGTATTCCAGGACATTCTTCTGGTAGAAGAAGAGTAGACAGAGGATTAATAGATACTTTATCAGCAGGACAATATAGGTCAGGAGTTATTGAAGGCACTATTGAACCTGTTGATTCAGCTAAAGGTTCTAACTATAATGTTACTAGGAAAGAAGTTACTGTTGAAAAAGAAGTAAAACCTTATAGCGGTACTTCTTCTGACAAATCAGCAGGTTCTGGCACAAGCAATATAAATGATGAATCCATCGCAGAAGCACTACAAAACAAATCATTTGAAGATGCTAGTACAAAAGATGGTTCAGGTGGCGGGCACATTGTTAATCAAGTTCCAGATCAAATTAGTGGTGAATCATACGCTAAAGCTAATAATAATTCAGAAGATCCAGGCTTAGATGCTTTTGGTGGTTCTGGCCCAGATGTTGCAGAGTCCAATACAGTTGGACAAAATGAAGTTGAGAAAGATCATACTAGAGCACCAGTTCTAGTATTTCCTGAAGAAAATGAGGATGGTGAACCTATAGGAAAATCACAATTTAAATATCTTACAGAAGAAGAAGCCGCACAACTTGCTAAAGAGGGTAGAATTAAACCAAGTTTACATCGGAAACATACAAAAAGACTTCGTCAACAAGAAAGAGCAAAAGCAAAAGGCAACTGGCCTTATGATAAAGATAAGTTTGCTTTAGATTCGAATGGTAACTTAGTTCCAAAAGGAAACTTAGTTAAAACAGCAGATGGACAGTATATAAATGCAGATAACGGAAATGTTTTTACTGGTACTGATAGTAGCGATGATCCAAATATTTCAGAGGCAATAACACGTAGTTTTAGAGCACCTAGAATAGCTACAGGTATCGCAGGTGTGCCTAGTGAACATAAAGTTAAATTATATACAAAAGATCCATCATGGTTAAACAGAACATTAGAAACACTAAGAAAAACTGGTAATGGAATTGTATTTCCATATACACCAACCATAAACGTTAACCATAGTGCAAACTATGGAACATATGATATTAATCAGAGTGTTGAGCAACCACATTATTATAGTATGACTCCAAATGTATCAATACAACTTACCGCAGTGTTTACTGCTAATACTGCTGTTGAAGCAGAGTATATGCTTGCATGTATGCACTTTTTACGTACATCAACTAAAAGCGATTTTGGAGCATATAGAAATGGCATTAGAAGAAATGACGCAGGTACTCCACCTCCAGTTTTAGTGTTTAGTGGTTATGGTACTGAAATGTTTAACAATATTCCAGTAATTGTAAGAAGCGTTAACTTTACACTTCCTGAAGATGTTGATTATGTATCTGTAATGACTGGTGAAGGAGGCGTAAGAATTATTGGCATAGATGATCAAGCTGGTTTAGATCCAGGTGAAAATGCTGGTGTAGATGGTTCAGGTATCATATATGAGGAACCTGAAGAAGAAGTAACATCTGTATTCCCTTCAGAGTCGTCAAGTATACCAACAAGCATTTTGTTTTCAATTGATCTAGCCCCACAACATCCACCAAGTCAGTTACGTGACGAGTGGAACTTTAAAGATTATGCGTCAGGAGACTTATTAAGGAAAGGTTACATTTAATGACCACCACATACAGAGCAGATAGTAATTTTAGAAACAACAGTTTTGTTGATGGTAAATATCTTGACATTTCAGATCCACTTGTTGAGGATAAATCAGATATAGTTACTAATCCAATTATTGTTGAAAACAAGTATGAAGGTAGACCAGACGTGCTTGCTAATGACCTTTATGGTAACCCTAGACTCTGGTGGGTCTTTGCAGAATTCAATCAAGATAAATTAAATGATCCTATCCTAGATCTAAAAGCAGGTATGGAAATTATTGTTCCAGAAAAATTCTCATAATGTATAGTACAAACATCACGCCAAATTGGAATAGCACTGTGAATCTGGCAGGATATAAATTAACATTATATCTTGTTAAGAAAAGAGTATGGAATGCACCTGACGGTCTTGCAAACGACAGTGGAGTTATACAGAGAGGCGATGCAATTATCATAGCGGAAACTGGTGCTACTACAGTTTTCAGTATTGATAATGTAAACCTTACAACATTTATTCGCGGTGGACAAAAAAATGTTGACGCCGCCACTGGTGTTGTACAATTTCAACTACAAGAAGTATTAGGTTTTAATTTTTTAGATAAGATTTTGGCAGTGTCAACTGTATTTGGATTTTCAACTATTGCAAGTGCAAACTATGTATTAAAGATAGAGTTTGTAGGTAGAGATCATGAAACAGATTTAAGGACTCAGTATCCTAATGTATTTTTATATCCATTAGTATTTCAGGAAATACAAGCAAGTGTAAGTGAAGCAGGAACAACTTATGATATAATTGCACTTAACAACCAGCGTATGGCAAAATATCAGTCAAGTGTTTATACAAACGTTGAAGTTACTGATTACAATACAGTAGCTGAATTTATTAAGGCTGTAGAAAGAGCTTGTAACAAATATGAAGAAGAGTTGAATAAGCAAGAACAAGGTAACCCACAGCCAAGAAAACACTGGAAAATTAAACTTGCACCAGAGCTTGCAGGTGCTAAAGTACAAACGGCAGTTTTTGACAGCCGTGTAGATCCTGGATTAAGAAAAGCGGCAGGTATGGAGATGTCAAATCTAACATTTAACTTGGCTGAAACTCCAATGCAGGGTACAGGTGATACAGGCACTGCAACAAAAATGACACAAAATGACAAGGGCAGTCGTGATATTGTTATTAACCAAAATACAAACATTGCAGATTTTCTAGAAGTAACACTAACAAGAAATAGTCCAGCATTTAATAAATTTTCAAAAGAACAAAAGAAAACTATTGGAAAAGTTCCAATTATTAGAGCAAGTACTGAAGTTAAGCAATTAGATAAAAATGATCCTAAAACTAATACACCAGAAGTAGAGGTTACAATTACAGTAGGATTATACACAGATACAACACAACCTTCACAATCTGCAAAAGAGCAGGAAGAACATATTACTAATAAACAAAAACAACAAGCATACACAGAAACTATATCTAATGGTATTGTTAAAAAATACCATTGGTTATACTCAGGTAAGAACACTGAAGTAATGGGTTTTGATTTGAATGTGAATAATGCATTCTTTATTGCACAAGATCCTAATCAAGGACAGAACTATCCTGAAACAAGTCAAATGAAAGTACCAAGCCAGCCATTACGTGCAACTACTATTGCTCCAAGTCAAAGAGCATTTTTAAGTCAAATAGATATAGAACGTATTCCTATCGAACGTGTACAGTATGGTATACAGTCAACAGGTAGTAAAGCACAAAACACAAACGAGGAAGCAGGTAATGACTTTGATGCTATGAAAGATAGACAAATGTCAAGACGTGAAGAAGACTTTCTTAATATGACTTTGGAAATTAAAGGTGATCCTTTCTGGATGGGAACAGGTACAACAATATCAGGAAGTGAAGTAAAACTTGCTGATGTTAGACAGTCAACAGTATACATTGCATTTCTAACATATAGACCTGAAGAGAGTGTGGCATATACTGAAGATCAACGAAGAGGTGAATTAGATACAGCGGCAAGTGGTATATATGAAGTCTTTAAGGCAGATCAAAAATTAATGTCTGGACAATTTACGCAAACACTACATTGCATTAGAAACAGAAACTTTAGTACGTATATTATGCAAAATGAACTGGAGAATTTATAATGGCTTATCAAACAACTAATTCAATTACGCCTGAATATGTAAAGCAGGGTAGTCTAGGAGGCGTAAATTTACTTAATGGAGTTTACGTTGGCACTGTAGTTGCAAATGATGATTCAATTTATACTGGTAGAATAAAGGTACACTTCCCTGAGTTTGGTAACCAGTCAGCACCATATCATGTTTTACTTGTAACGCCATTTGGAGGTTACACTAGTCCTAAAGAAGCAAGTGGTGATCCTACACAGTTTGGTGAAGATGAAAAGGCACAGGGCGGTGCTCCTAAAAGTTATGGAATGTGGCCACAACCTCCAGCAATAGGCACTGAAGTTATATGTGCATTTACAGCAAGACATAACGTTGGTTATCTACTAGGAAGTGCCATAGGTATTGATAGAAACCATATGATGGGTGGTAAAGCAAGTGCATTAAATTATGCACAACAAGGCACAATTCTACCAGTAGCAGAAAAAAATCCTTTTGATCAGAATGACGCAGACACAAAACCAGCAGATCCATCTCAAAGTCAAAAACTAATTGATCAAGGTTTAGAAAATGACTATGTTCGTGGACATAGTATGAGTAGTGCAAGACGTGAATCACCAAGTAGAGTATTTGGATTAACAACATCTGATGGACATGTAATTACAATGGATGATGGTGATGATCAGGGTAACAGCCAAAATATAAGATTACGTACAAAAGGTGGTGCTCAAGTATTAATGGATGATACAACACAGATTGTATTCATTACTAATCATAACGGTAATGCATATATTGAAATGGATGCAGATGGCAGAATAGATGTGTACAGCCAAAAAGATATTAGCTATCATGCAGAAGGTGATTTTAATTTACATGCAAAAGGCAACATTAATATGCAAGCAGATAATGGTATACAAATTAAAAGCATTGGCACAGATGGAATAAAAGTAGAAGCAACGGCTGGTGACTATGATTTATTTACAGCAAGAGATTTTAAATTTGAAGCAGGGCAAAACGGCAACTTAATAGCGGCAGGTAATTATAAAGAACAGGCCGCACGTATTGATATGAATGGACCTATTCCTAGTTCTGCTACAAAAATTGAAATGAATCAATTAGTTGAAAATACAAACGTACTTGAGAGTGCAGGCAACAGAGTTCCAGAACATCATCCTTGGAAAGGTGCAACTGGCGTACAGGAATCATTTAATGTAGCAAAAGGTAATACAAACTAATGGAAATTAAACTTTCATCAATACTTACTGATAATGATTTAATTGAATTTGACTTGTACACTAAAAAGTCAACAACAATGGTTGACGATCCTAAATTACTTAAAAATTTAGAGGCTAGTTCTTCACTAATTAATTTTATAATAAGAGAACAGGAATGGCGTGGATATCAATATGGTACTGGATTATTAATAGGTTATGGTACTACTGAACTTGTAAATGATATTGGTATCACTGAAGCAGAAGCCTTTAGTTTTTGGATTGATAGATTTAAGTCTACAGAAAGAAAGTTTAAAAGTTTATTAGGTAACATTTCTGAATTGACACAGACACAATATGATGCTATGCTTAGTTTATATTATCACACAGGTGATATTTTCAGTGTAGGTAGTGGTGTACGAAAGTTTCAAATTAAACAATACATTGAATCAAAACAATGGCAATACTACGCTAGTGCTTTGGTGTTAAGTGGATTTCAAAGAAACATAAGACAGGGCGAAGCAAAAATAATGATGCTAGGAGACTATGGAAGAACAAAGGATCGTAGCATAATTAAAGCAGAGGGTATACAAAAAATCAGACAGTTATATCCTAATAGATTTATTAATGATACTGCACGTGAACAAGCTGAATATGTTTACTACGCAGAAACAAAACGATTCCTACCTAAAATGTCTCAAACAAGAATGAGAAAAATTATAGCACTTTACAAGGAAAAGACAAATACATGAGCAAATCAGTTTTGCTTTTAAATGCTGATGCACAACCTGTAAGCCTTTGTCCGCTTAGTACAATCAGCTGGCAACTTGCATTAAAAGCCTATTTTTTAGACAAAGTAAAGATTATTGAGAGCTATGATGATCTTATTCGTAGTGCAAACTTTAGTATACAAAAACCTAGTGTTGTTATGTTAACACGTTATCATAAACTACCTACGTCTGCAAAGTTTACACGCAGAAACATGTTCATACGTGATAAGTTTACATGTCAATATTGTCTTAACGAATTCCCACAACATGAACTCACCGTGGATCATGTACTCCCCCGGTACTTAGGCGGGGTAAGTAGTTGGGAAAACTGCACTACTGCCTGTAAGTCCTGTAACTGGAACAAAGGAAACAAACTGCAACGCCCAAAAACAAAACCAATTCAACCCTCATATCACGAACTTAACCATAAATTTAAAAATATTCCCTTACATATTGAAGATACAAGCTGGAAAACTTACATAAGTTGGCCAGATGAATTAATATTTGTCAAAAACAAAGCCGCCTAAATAGGGCGGTTTTTTTGGTATAAATATTAGTATGGAGAAAATTTACGGATATAGCACTATTGGGCAGTCTAATATACCTCAGCAACTCACTGGAGTTGCCTTAGCAAAGCGTGATCTTGAAAATCATTTTCAAATACGAAAAGGCGAGAAGTGGACTAACCCAAATTTTGGTAGTATGCTACCATTTTATGTACACGAACCACTTGACACACTCACAGTTGACCTTGTCAAGCAAGATGTTCTAGATGTAATTAGCTATGATCCTCGTTTCAGCATTGAGAAAAATACAATTTTTGTTGACTTTGACGAATCAAAGATTGAGGTAAATGCGACACTTATGTACCTTCCAACTTCAACACCAACAACGCTGGAACTAAAATTTGACAGAGAATTTGAGGAACTATAATGGCACAGGTACAACGACAAACCAAGCTATTTGCGGCCGAAGATTATACAGCAGTATATGAATCGTATATAAACGCAAACTTGCAAGCATATGATTTTGATACTATACGTGAAAGTATGGTAACTTACATTAGAGAAAACTATCCGGAAAGTTATAATGACTGGGTAGAATCCGCAGAGTTCGTTAGCCTATTAGATGTTGTCGCACGTTTTGGTCACGCCCTCGCTTTTAGAATTGATATTAATGCACGTAATAACTTTATTAGTACAGCAGAGAGAACCGACTCTGTATATAAACTTGCTAACTTTTTAGGTTATACTCCTAGAAGAAATACAACAGCAAGTGGGTTTGTGAAAATTATATCAGTAAAAACTAATGAAGATGTAATTGGAAACAACGGCACAACATTATCCGGACAAGAATTTAATTTTGAAAATAGTACTTCAGCAGACAATTTAGACAACTTTATTAATATTATGAATGCTATTTTCTCATCTACAAATCCATTTGGATCTCCACGCAAACAAGTTACTGTTGATAGTGTTACTAATCAATTTTACAATTTAAATAATGAAAGCAATCAAATTGCATTTAACTTTAGTGGCGTTGCACAAGGCACACAAACAGTTTTTAATGCTTATAGTTCAGATTATAATACTGATACACTACGTTATGAGGAAAAGGATCCAGACCCAGAAGGTGCATTTAGTTTACTTTACAAAAATGATGGGCAGGGTGTATTAAGTAATAACACTGGTTTCTTCTTTGGCTTAAAAGAAGGCAATTTAGATTTTCAAGATTTCAATGTAACAGATGCAGTAAGTGGTATAACATTAGATGTAGATGCTGTCAATATTAACCAGTCAGATGTTTGGGTACAAACTATTAATGCAGATGGTACAGTTATAAAAAGCTGGACAAAAGTTAATGAAGTTTTTGGCACAAACGTAATATTTAATAATCTTTCAAATGGTGTTAGAGATATTTTTAGTGTAAAATCATTATTTGATAATAAAATTAGTATTCAATTTGCTGATAGTACATTTGGTAACTTACCTAATGGTATTATAAGAGTTTGGTATAGAGCAAGTCTAAATGAAACATATAGTTTACGTCCTGATGATATTGGACTTAAACGTATTAATATGACATACAAAGGTGCTGATAATAATGTTTATACAGCAACATTTACAGTTCAACTGAAATCAACTATCAATACAGCAAGTAGTGCAGAAACATTAGATGATATAAGGGTATCTGCTCCACAAAGTTATGCAAGTCAAAACAGAATGATTACTGCAAATGATTACAATGGCTTTCTTGGAAGCCAAAGTGATAACATGAAAAAAATCAAGGCTGTTAACAGAACACATAGTGGATTCAGCAGATATGTTGATTTAAAGGATCCTACTGGTGCATACAGTAGTTTAAGATTATTTGCAACAGATGGAAAATTGTATAGCACAGAAAAAAACAAAACAACAATAGCAAGTGACGTAAGTGCGCCTGTTGTTTTTGACACATACATTAAAAAATTTATTAGTGATGATGAATTAATAAATCTATACTATCAGAAGTTTGCTTCAACATTCACAGCATTAAAAAGTACATACACTCTTAATAGTTTTACTTGGCAACAAAGTGTGCAGTTTCCACAAACTGGTTATTTTGTAAACAGCGGTATAATCTATGGTGTTGGACAAAATCAATCATCATATCTACAATTAGTTAAGACTGGAGCAATGTTAAAATTTACTAGTGGTGGTAATGAGTATTGGGCTCAAGTAAAAAGAATTTATAATAACGGATTAGGTGTTGACAATGCAAGTGGAACTCCTACTGGTATTACGCCAGACGATCAAGGTGCAATAGGACTTGATATTGCAATTCCATCAAATGCAACACTGGAAACAATTTATCCAGCAATTAGTAGACAGTTTACACAAACAGAACGTGCAAATGTTATTGAGTATATTAAAGCAAAGCAAACCTTCGCACTAAAATTTGACTATATTAATAGTGCATGGGAAATAGTAGAACGTGCTCCTTTGCCGTCAGCAAGTTCAGCACAGTTTCCTACAGCGTTTGATAAAAGTACTTTAACAGATCTTGATGGTACAACAAATTCTAATTCTGCTTTGAATGTATATGATAATAATTGGCTTATACATATTAGTTATGAATCAAGTAATAATGTTGACAAATGGAGAATTATTCAACGTGTAATTAGATATGAATTATCAACTGAGCAAATAGAATTTAGTAATATTACAAATGAATATGCTATGGACGGCGAGTCTCGTAAAAAATCAAGAGATCAGATTAAGGTTACTGATACATCAATAGCAGGATTACCAAGTACAACTTTTTATGTTTGGGGATATGATTTTAAAACTGATGGAGATAAGTCAGGCATATATGATCCAACAAAAGTTATTTTAGCAAGCGTGGATAGAGATGCTAATGATAGACCAGATAATCCTGAAGCATTTAGTGATGTAATTGGTTCAAACACAATTACTATTGATACAGATGGTGATGGGGATACAGAAACAGTTCCTGGAAAAGAAAACTTAAGATTTGAATGGACCCATACTCCAGATTATAACGAGCTTATCGATCCATCATTTACAAACTTAATTGATGTGTTTACGTTATCAACAACATATGATACAAAGTTTAGAGCATATCTAAAAGATACAACCGGACAGGTAATTATGCCTAAGCCAGATACTATCACAAGTTTACGTAGTGCGTTTGATGATCAAACAGAACGCAAAGCAATGAGCGATAGCATTGTTTATAGACCTGCAAACTATAAAGTTATTTTTGGTCCTAAAGCAGATACTGAACATAGAGCAAAGTTTAGACTTATTAAAACGGCAGGGGCAAAGTTTACAGATAATGAAATTAAAAACCAAGTTGTAAATGTAGTTGAAGAATATTTTGATCCATCTAATTGGGAGTTTGGAGAAAGTTTTTACTTCACAGAATTGGCGGCATACGTGCATAAGGAACTTGCTGGTATTGTAAGCAGTTTTGTCATTGTGCCATTAGGTACAAACGCAGTATTTGGTGATCTATTTCAGATTACACCATTCAAAGATCAGCCATTAATTCCGGATATAAGTATTACTGATATTGATATTATTTCAGGCCTTACACAGGCTAATATTAACCTAGCACAGGGCTCCTATTAATGGCCAAGTATAATGATTACAAAAGCTCTAAACTAAAAAAGAGCACCAACAAAAGGAAAGTTGGCACTTACCCTACAGTAAATGTAAAGAGTAGCGACTACCTTCCACATACATTTCAGACACGTATAAACAAACAGTGGATGGATAGTACCTTTGATCAGTTAGTGTCTAAAGGTATGCTAGAAGATATTGATGCTTTTGTTGGTAGTAAATCTGGTAAACACAGAAAAGTTACAGAACAAATTAAATATCTTGATACTGGCAATGATAATGTGCAACTTACTCCAGGTATTGTAAGTGACACTAGAATTACATTTGATGATGTTGCTCAAGCAGTTGAGCAATATTTTGATGACTACAATTACAATTCCGCATACGCTACACAAAGTTATGTGTACAAGCCACCTATTAATGTAGATAAGTTTTTAAACTTTACAAGTTATTATTGGGTTCCAAATTTACCAGTTTATGAGAGTGATAATACAAACGGTACAGGCACATATGTTTCAGATCCAATTACAGATATTAATGGTAAAGTAACACATACTTTTGTTGATGACAATAATAGTTTTGAATTAGAAGACGGTATGCGTATTAGACTTGAACTTGGGTACGGGTCTTTAAACAATAACATATATCTTGTAACAGGTGTTGGTAAACAAATTAGTTTGCGTTTGTATCAAGAACAACGCAGTGGACGAGGTTATCCAATCTGGACAGATGAAAATATGTACACAAATCATACACAAGGCTATTGGGATAGTTTAGATGTAGTTGATATTACATATAAAAATTCTGGTCTTGCAGATCCTCGTGGTACAGATCCAAATTTCATAAGAGCCAATTATAATGCAGACAGGTTGGATCCAAATACAAACACAGCACCAGCATTATGGTTCTATGCAGACAATAACAGAAAAGTTTATATGTCTGACGGTATGATTATAAGATTTGGCACAAGCTGGCCAAACATGACAGTAGCACAACAGCATGAATACTATTGGGTTAGAATAGATGAAAATGGCTTTACACAATTTGATACTATAATATCAGCAACAGTTTCTGCTGGTGCAATAACACAAAATATTGTTACAGCAAATAGAACGCCGGATCAAATTGCAACAGCACAATCGTTTCTTGAACATTCATATGATAGTAACACAAATTGGGATACATGGTATACACCAACAGCATTAAAAGATTATATTGTAATTGATAGAGATGATCCTATTGCTTCTGCATGGAGTAGATCAAATCATTGGATTCATAGAGATACTATATTTAAAATTGCAAGCATGATTGATGCTATGGACGCCGCACTTTTTACAACTGTGGATGACCAAGCAAAAAGACCTATAATAGAATTTGAAGGTGGATTACACCTAATGAATCATGGTAATGATGACGAGTTTCAAACTGCAATTTTTAGAGGCCCTGTAGATTTTATTATTAGTGATGTTGCACTGGCTACACAAATACAAAATGGAAATACGTATCATGTTCTAAATACAAATACTATAAGAATGCGTGATAGTAATCAAGCAAGCGATCCAGCATATGCTACTCTTAATGAAGGTGATACCTTTATTGTGAGAAATGCTCTTGGGACTACTGCTACTGAAACAACACAATTATTTGAAAAATGGGTACGAAAAGATTTATGGGTAAATGAATCAACAAATACAATGCGAGGTTACATCAAGACTCGTGTTAATCATCCTCCATTGTATTACTTGTATGATGATGAAAGAAGAAATACAAGACTAGACGATCCAACAAAATATCCAAACAGTTCATTTACATATAGTAAAGATGGTTATACTGAAACAGGTGGTTGTAAACTTTTTGCATACAAAGTAGGTACAGGCTCAACTATTGATCCTGAACTAGATATGGTTGTTAGTCTTAAAGATATGGGACACAAAGCAGAATACGAATTTGTTAACCATCAAGATTCAGATAGATTTACATATAACGTTATTACTCCTGATGGAGGTTTAGTAGATACAGATACTATCAGAGGCTATTATAGTTACAAGCAAAATGGTATTGTTAAAAATGCTTATGTACCTGCAAACATATTGCGAGGGGCAAAAGAAAAATACCAGCAGGTAGTTACAAATGGTTCAGTAGCTCAAGTTATTCCTATTGGAAGCAATAACTTTAAATCTTCAAGAGAATTTTTTGTACATCATTACGGCCGCAACAATGACTTTACTGTTACAGAAAACCATTCAGCTGGTATTGTAAATGAACGCAAAGAAGGTAAGCCTACACTAACAGTTAAGGCTGGTGAAACCTATAACTTTGTAAATTTAAGTAAAAGTTCAATTAACTTTTATAGTGACTTTGCAGGAACGGCACATACAACAAATGTTACTACTAGTGGTAACACAACAACTATTACAATGCCTTCTAGTGCAGGTATCTTGTACTATGGATTTTCATCAACCAACAAAGCTCGTATAGTAATTTTAGATAATGACGATTACTTATATCATGATTTGTATATTGATGGCAAGCGTATTAGGCAAGAGCAGTATAATATATCTACCACAGAAATCACTATACCAGCAAATCTAGTAGAAACCAATAGTATTATTGATGTTGAATTCAGAGACACAGATGCTACTAATGATACGAAAGTATACAGTATTCCTGATGTATTAGAACATAATGCAACTAATAAGCAATTATTAGAATTTACAATTGGCGAAACATTTGAACATTGGAACGATATAATCTATAAATCACCAAACCTACAAGGACAAAGTTTTGGAATAAATGATTATCACAAAAGTGTTAAATTGAATAATACTGGTGGTACAATATTCATGTATGATGATATTAGTATTATGCATGATTACACATATGCTAATACTGCATTTGATATAAGAGATGCATTGTTTGCACAAGCACGTGACTTTGTAGGATTCAGAAAGAGATTTAAATCACAGGTTATTAGATTATACAAGACTAATAATTATACAAAGACAAAAGACATTGTACGTGATGCTATTAAAGCAATTACAGAAACTAAAAAAGGTACAGATCTTTATTCAATGTCCAACATGGTATATTTCCAGGACAATAGAGAACTAAGATATAATTTAACGTCAAGTCAAACAAAAGTATATCCAAGTGTGTCAATTAACACTGACTTCGTTACTATGGATCATGCCTACATATACTTGTCAGAAAATGACGGTAGTAATAATTATTATGAACGACTACTAGTAAAAGATGTTGACTATACTCTCACAGGCAGTACAATTACACTTACAAATACAACTACAGCAGTAAGCTCAACTGACCCTGCTTACATTACAATACAATTTATAGACAGAGAAAATAGTTCTTACATTCCTGAAAGTTTAGTTAAGTTAGGATTATTTTATGGTACACCACCAACAGTTGAAACAAACTTAATTACACTTCATGATGGAGAAGAACTAAGTCGTGATGGAACAAAAGATTTATATTCGCCTACAAAATCAAACTATGATGTTGTTAATGCATGTTTACTAGATTTAGATAAAAGAATCTGGGCAGGTATAGTTGCATCACCTAGTGAGTTTACTCGTAGCCCTAATGCATTTTTACCGGCTCCACACTTTGAGACTTGGTATACAAAAGAAAAATTAGACAATTATACTGAACAACTATATAGAGATTGGTCAGCAAAGAATAAATTATCCTTCTATAACTACCCTGGATATTATGATGCGGCAGATAGTACAACATGGAATTACAGTACAATGGGAGACTGGCCAGGACATTGGAAAGGCGCATATCAATACTTGTTTGGTACACACAGACCGGACTTAACACCTTGGCATATGTTAGGCAAAAGTAAAAAACCTGAATGGTGGGACGATGTTTATAGTTGGACAGATGCAACAAAGCGTACTGCACTTATTGAAGCGTTAACAAATGGATATGTAATTAATACACGTGATCATGTAAACTATACAAAAACAGAATTACGCTACGCTAGACATAATTGGGACTGGACAAACAGATGCCCAGTTGATACATCTGGAAATCTTGTAGCAAGAGATATTGTACTTGGCACGCCAGCCGCTGTAGATAGAGGACAAGACTTTGAATACGGTGACTATGGTCCTGTTGAGATTCAGTGGAGAAGATCAGCACTAGGACAAAGTGCATTGTTAGATGCAATTATTAAACTATTACCAGCGTCTGGTTGGACACAGTTTTTCCAACCTGGACTATTTGATGAAGGTAATATCTTTAGTAGCAATAAATTAGTTAATAGATATACAAGACAATCTATTGCACCTCTCAATATTTTATACAACAAGGTTGCAAAAAATTCAAAGGTTAAACGTATAGTTGTTCGTAGCTCAACAACTGGTTGGGGAGCAACCTCTAAGATTGATTTATTCTCACCTACTGATGATGCAAGAACAGGTAAGGCTTTAGTAGATGTTGATGCTACTGGAAAAATTACTAGTGTTACATTGACAGAAGGTACATTTGGTTTTGTAGATAATCCTATTTTTGATATCACAAACCAGGGCACAGGTTACAATCAGGATGCATTAGTTGATTTAGAATTTATAATGGGTGATGCAGTTTATGATGGACACGGGCTAAACAAAGTGTTGGATAACAATTTAGAGCGTGGCTATAAAGATATCATAATGAAACAGATTTATGATCCGATTGATACAAAAC